CCACGGCCAGCCCCTGCACCACCGAAGATGTCGACGACAGCGACACGCTCGCCGGCGCCGGAACCACGGTGATCGGAATGACGCTGATTGGGCGTTCTTCCAGGCGTGCGCCAGTGTCGATGAAAGCAAACTTGCTCGGCTCGAACTGAAGCGCGCTGATTTCGTAATCGCCCTCGGTGGTGCGCTTGGTGCGCAACACCCGGTACAGCGGGATCGCCAGATCATCAGCATCGAGCGCCCACTGCAACTGCGCAACCGGCGGCTCACTGTAGGCCACGGTCACGGTCACAGCCCGGCCATTCACGCTCTGCACGGTCCGACCTTCGGCGCGGCCGCCCGGCAGGTTGATGATCAGTCGATCACCGGCCTTGGCTTGGGTGTCGCGATCGAACGTAATCACTCGCCCCGCCACCACCGAGATCCGGCCGCCCACTTCACGACCAGCCAGCAGCGAATCCGCCACCGGAATGATGTGGCCTGGCAAGGGAATAACACCTTCCATGCCGGTCTTGAAGGTGACGGTGCGGTCCTGATTATTGCTGAGAATCGCCCACTTACCACGGCGCTGGGCTTCGGATGCTCGGGTACAGCCAATGGCACTGAGCTCGGTCGGCCGGTCGCCATAACGGCGCTGCAAATCCAGATCGGCGAACGGGATCACGTCCGTGTCGTAGTTGTTGGCCGGGTTGTCGTAGCTGACCAGCGCCCGGGTGTAGCGGGTCTTCGCCGAGGCGCTGCCGTAGGAGAACTTGCCGTCGATGACGTTCGACCGGGTAAATACGTAGTCGAAGTCCTGCGCGCGCGGCATGTCCGCTTGCATCACCAACTGGCCCTGCGCCCAGTACGTCATGCCCCGGTAAATTGCTGAGATATCACGCAGCAGCGACCAAGCATCCGCCTTACCCTGCAGATTCATATCGCACAGGAAGCGCGGTTCAACCCCGCCCAGTCCGTTCGGCACCAGTTGGTCGCAGTACTGAGCAATCCGGTACAACTCCCACTTATCAACCATGAACGGCTTGATGCGCTTGCCCAGGCCGAACATATCGTTGGTGCACACGCCGTAAGTGATCCACGCCGGGTTGTTGGTCCACGCCGACTTCATCGAACCGTCCCAGGTACCGGTATACGTGCGCAGGATCGGGTCGTAATTGCTCGGCACCATCCAGCGCCGCGCCTTGCACTTCACGGTGACGGCCGGAATATTGGTGAATTGCTCGGCGTCGAATTCGATGTAGAGCAGCGCGGTGTTCGGGTAGCGCAGCTTGGCGTCGATGACTTCGGTATAACCGGCCACCAGCATGGTGTCCGCGATCTTGTTGGTGTTCTGGTTCGGCGTCAGGCGGCGCACGCGGATCTGCCAACCTGTGGTGGCGTCAGGCAGATCAATGCGGCGCGAGCGCTCGTAGCGGGTTGTAGTCTTGCCGTCGACAGCATCGACCAGCACCTGCTGGTAGGCACCGCCGTCGGTGGCCACGTCGATGGCGTACTCGATACGATAGCCGCCGACATTGCCCTCGTCGTCTGACCGTTGTAACGCTGGCCAAGCCAGACGCATGCGTACGGCAGATAACTGGGTATTGGTGATTGAGCGCACCCACGGCGCATCGCTGCGTAGTTCAACGTTCAGCGAGGTCTCGTTCTCGACTGCCGGGATGCCTGGGATATAGGTCTGATCAACCGAACCCGGGCGCCAGTCCCACTTCACATTGGGGAAGTTGTAGTTGCCGCTGGCATCACGGATCGGCGTGTTGTCCAGGTAGATGTCGTAATCGGTCGGGACTTCATCGAATTCGCCCTCGCCCACGGCGATCAGGAGCTTTGCTAGGTTGGTCGAGCGCAGGCTGTCGCTGGCTTCGGTCGGCGACTTCGGCTTGCTGCTGCCGCCCTTCTCGCCGTGGATATCGATCTGTGCTGCTGCACCCATGCTTTCCTCCAGGCATTAAAAAACCGCCTCGCGGGCGGTCTGTGTGTTGCGCTCTGATTACGCTTTGTCTTCGGCCAGGACCGAAGCCGAGATGATCATTCCCCCCCACCTGCGATCGCCGATGCAAATTGGCACCGGGTTGCCGCTTGCCGTGGTGTTTTTGGCGCTGCCGAAGGCATACGACGGGGCATTCTCGGGGGACGCGCTTTGAGAAAGCCCTTTGGCTTGCGGGCTGAGCATTTGCACGACGCCGCCCGCCGCAAGACCGACGCCCAATTGAACGGCCCATGGCTGCCCAAAATAGCTTCCGGCCGCGATTAACACTGCACCAATGACAGTCTGCAGCAGTCCCGCGCGCTTGCTTCCAGAAATGACCGGAACAACCCTTATTTCTTGAGCGCCGCCCAACGCGAAGTTATTTTCCCCGACGTTCTCTCTGTTACGGAATATGGCGAACCGCATGCCTCGACGCTCAAGGTTTTTTATTGCCTCTTCGAAACCATCAAGAGTGCACTTCAGCGCCTTGAATGCCTCGCCCACGGACTTGCTGCCTAGCTCTCGATAATGCGTTCGTCCGAACAGTTTTGCCAAAGGCCCGGAAAGCAGTATGGTCGTCATGCCCTGATTGAAGTCAGTTGTGGCTCTCATTTTCAACGCCCACAAAAAACCGCCCGACGGCGGTTGTTTGTTAGTAAGTTGTTGGTGATATATCCATGCTCATCGCCGAATCGATGGATATCCTGAATCGCTTCGTGGCGCCAGCCTTCATTGAGGCCTCGCGCTCTTTCAGCCCGCTTCCGCAGGCGGACGCAGAGACGATGTGGTCGCCAGCGGAAACGAAGAATTTCGCGGTTTCACCAGATCCGATCTCGGCACTCTTCTGCCCATCGATGCTGACAGTGGTGTTACACCCACTTCCGATAAATCCCGTATCCCTTGTCACGACCAAAACCGCACCGCCTGCATGCGGCTTTTGATTGGCAAACAGCCTGGAGGCCGGTACAGAGTCGGCTCTATCAGATGGGATCGGGGATGTAGCGCATCCCATCAACAGCGCTATAGCCAACGCCCCTAAGATCAGTTTCATGCAGGTCACTCCTGTGGAAAGGCAGGCAATTTAGCACTGCGCACCTGAAACGAAGAGGCCCAGCATTTAGCTGGGCTTCTTTTCTTTCTTCGCAGGAGACTTGGCTTCAACCGCTTTAGGTTTTCCATACAGCCAGTAGGCAGCGATACCATACAAGCCAAGGACAGTTGTAGTGGTAGTCGTCATGAATGCAATCATTACAGAGTCGGAGACTTTGAATTTTATGTATTCGTAGCTATCTGGAATCGGGGAAAACCACTGCCCAAATCCATCAAGCAAAAGAGCGATCCAAAGAAAGACAACCCAGCATACTGTCAATCCAAAAAGCAACCAAGCATGCAGCTTCCGCATACCATGAATTTCATTATCGTGCTTTCGACGCTGATTTTGGTCTAGATTATTTTGTTCGAAAGCGAGTTTTTCTTTATCGAAAAACTCGCGAATCGGCGAACCTTCAGCAGGTGTCGGCACATCAAAAATACTGGTAGGTGCGCTCGGCGGAACCGAGTTGCTTGATTGGTCAGTCATAGCATTGAATGGGAAGGCTGGCTGAGAATGTACCGGTAAAAGTTTTTTATGCTTTCGTTAGGAATCACCGAGTTCATGCCCGATGTTGTCCATGTAACGCTCCAAGGAGTGCCCGGCTGATGCGTTGCAGCGGATAATTTAACCCCATCAGCTCCCCCATAAATTCGCGCCACCTCCCGCATTATCGAGATCTCTTGAGGCGAGAAAAGTGCTGGCGGGGCGTAAGGGACATGTGTTACTGGGTCGGAGCGAAAGTCTCTGACAGCCTGATATACGCTTCGAACCACAGGGCCATACTGCCAAGCTTCAACGGGCTCATTGAACAACGGTACGTCGTTTTTCGCCAGCATGTATCCTTGTGCGATATACACAAGCTTTAGGAGCTGCATTGGTGTGACAGCAGATATTCCAGCGGCCCAGCATTCATTGAGTATTTGCTGGGCAACAGCACGTGCATCTCTCATCGTGTGGCCCTCCTGTACAAATGACCAGTCTCAAAATGAGGCGCGAGTCTGCCGAAGTCAAGGATAGGTGTCAATTTAATGTTGACACGATGTTCCCCAAAGAGTGATGCCGCTTATCTGTCTATCTGATGTGGATGGACAACCAGTAACATTTCACTGACCGTCGTAGTAGCCTCATGCCTCCATGCAATGGATAACCCCAGTCCTTAGCCTGCAAGCCCAAGGACTGGGATTGCGCCAATGTCGGCGCATTTATGACCTGGAGGTCGAAATGTCACAGCAGGAAATTAGCGTTGAACACGCTATCGCTCAACTAACGAATTTGGTATTGGCGCTCGCACATACCGAGGCGGCTTCCAATCCAGACCATGCGCTGGCGAGGATTGGCGCGGCAGTTCTGGCCTGCCGCCAGCAAGGTGTGGGTGACTACTACCCAATGCAGATTTTTCAAACTGTCTTCCCCGGCAAAAACCTTCCAGTCGTACTGAGTTCGGAAGAGTTTGCCGCAAAACAAGCCCAAACTAAGTCCTAAGTTTTACGTGCTGGATGGTTGCATCCTCAACAGCCTGTCGGCTGATGTAAAAGCTCCCATCCGGCATCATCAGCCAAGCTACCTTCCCGCTGGAATTTTTGGCGCTGCCTGCAATTGTTTTTTTCATATGACTCTCCTTCGGTCCTGCCGCGTCATGTGGTTGGTTGTGCATCTTTGTGTCTGAGGATCAGTCGTGTTCGGTCCAGCCACGGCCCACCGAAGACGATGATCTCGCTCGGGCGACCGTATAGGTGGTGCAAGAGGAACGGGCCGGGGCCGAAGGTTGCTGCATCCTCGCCGAGCAGCGCCGGATCGGTGCCGAGAAAGATCCCGGCATGATTCGGATAAACCGTCCGCCCCACTTCCATCACGATCATGTCGCCGCGCTGCGGCTGGTCAACGCGGTAGAAGCCGGCGGCCTCGTAGTTGGCCTCGTACAGGCTGGTGTTTTCCTTGCTCTCCCACCAACCATCGGCACGTTTGAAGGCCTCGAACTCCAGTCCCCACTCGCGCTTGTACCAATCGGCGCAGACCTGCCAGCAGTCCCACGCACCATGTACGAACGGGCGCTTCAGCAGTTGGACATCGCCGGTCGGCATGACCGTGCGCAGGTCGCCCTCTGGCCAGCTCAGGATGTGCCAGGGCATGGCCGTCGCTTCGCACATGGCGAGGTCGCGTGGTGACGGGCGGCTGGTGGCGTCCGGATGTGAATGAACCACTCCGATCACGTCACCGATGTCCTCGGCCGCGGCGAATTCCTCCGGATCGATCCGAAATTCCTCGTTCGGCTCGCTGGAAAGGTTGCGGCACGGAAAGTATTGCTGTTTTCGTCCGACCGCCAGCAGCAGCCCGCAGCACTCTTTCGGGTACTCGGCCGCCGCGTGCGCCTGGATCGCATTCACGATGTGCTTTCGCATTTCAGCTCCTGGCAATCAGGGATACAGCCGGGAAGCCACCGAACGGCAGCGGGTTACCCTTACCGAAGCGCGGAATGCAGCCACGGCCCAGCGTGGCGTCGCACTCGTCGAGCTCTGGGTTATCGGTGGGCACGCCGTCTTTCGTGACGTAACCGCCGGTGTAGCCGCAATTCGGCCCCCGGTAGCCGCCGGTGAGGCACCAGTGGCAAAGGGTTGTGGCTTGCCGACCGATGGATTCGTTTCCGACGTCGCCCGGGCTGGCCAGCTCCCATGTGACGCTCTCACCGTCCTCGTTTGTTTTCTGGTCGATGTACCAGACTTCAATCGTTTCTTGGGCTGGGTCAGCCGTCGGGTTACCGGCCGGGAAGTTCTCCGCATCGAGGTACGTGCCCAGCGTATGGCGCATCGTCAGCTTGAACTCAAGTAGATCCGCGAACGCCAGGCAGAGCGCCGTGATCCGCCCGTTGACGTTGCCGACCGACAGCGTTGGCCGAACCGCGGTGCCGTCGCCGTTCGCCTCAATTCCGTCGATCTGCATCGGCCAGGCGCTGTACTCGTTGCCCTGCCAATAGATTGCCTTCGCCGGAAGCTGGTCGGCATCGGCGCCGGAGGCGATCAGTTCAGCGGGTGTATGCGGGATCGAGTGCCCGTGAAACCGCAGAACATCCGCACCGTAGTCCGTCCCGTCCAACTCAAAGAGCAGCACTTCGCTGCCAGGCTCAAGCACCTGGATGTCACTGATCAGCGGCATGGTTGCCCCTTATGGAAGAAACGATTGGGTGAAGGTGGTGGCCAGCGTGAATACACCGGCGCCGTTCGGGGTGATGGTTGGGGCGGTCGCCCGAAAGAATGAAAGCTCACCAAGCGGCGGCGTCCAAAAGAACGACTTGTGCCCGGCATGACGGTCGAGGAACGCCTTGATCTGCACCGCGACAGCCTCTTTCACAACGAATGTCAGCGGCCAGGAGTCGACCCGATTGTTCGGACCGTCCCCCACCACCTGCTCATACCCGCTGCCGAATTTGGAGCTGCGGTTCCGATACTCCGGAGCGCTGGTGGGAGATATCAGCGGACACCAGGTGAAAGTCTCAACGGCCATTAACGAGCCTCCAGATTGATCCGCCGGGCTGGCTTTCTTTTGCGATTTCCTGCTGGGCGCCGCGACGAGCAACATCCGCGTAAGCCTGGCCAAGCGCCTGCGAATCCTGCGGAGTGGCGCCGGAGTCAGCGCTTTGAATGGCGAACGATTGCTGGATAACCACGCCAGGCGCGGACGTTGCGCCCCCAGACCCACCAGACGAGCCGACGTAACCGCCATCGGCGTAGCCCTTACCGTTTTTGTTGAGTTGCTCGAGGTAACGCCGCATACCGGGTTGCTGCACCACTTCCTTGCGGATCACGACCTCGCCACCATGGACAACGCCCTTGGGATCAAACTTTCCACCGTCGCCGGTATACCCGCCGTCAGAGAATCCGTAAGCGCTGCTGTAGCCGGCAGTTGTGCTCCCTGCCGATGCAGCTGCGCCGCCTCCGCCGCCAAACGCTGCGCCGACGGCACTGCCTGCAATGCCGGAAAATACGTTCGAAGCCGCTGACTGCAAGGCCATCTTGGCGATCATTTTCGCGAAACTTGTCGCGACATCCTTGAAGGTGAGGTCGGCGCCGAACGCCCACTCGACGGCAGCATCCGTGAGGCCGTCATAAAGGGAACTGAACGCCTGCCTTGTTTGGGTGGTCAGGTCGCGGGCATTGTCGACGTAGTCGTTGAATGCATCCGAGGCGCCATCGACCCAGCTTTTTTGCGCCTCGTCCTGGCGGTTGTAATAGTCCTGCTGAAGCACCATCCGCTCTGCCAAGGCTTCCTTGAGCAAACCGGTTTCCTTGTCGTACAGCTCTTTGGTGATGTCGCCGGCGTTCATCTGTTTTTGTAGGTCCGCCATCTGCTGGTTGTAGTCCTGCTGAATGGCGAGATCTTCGCGCAGGCGATCGCGGGCTTTATCACCCATCCCAGCGCCAGCAAGCTCCATGTCGAAGCCGGAACGGGTGGTGTCGTTGGCAGATTTTAGAGTGGCCGCGAACGCAGCGGCTTTCGCCTCTTCCTCGTTGGCAACCTTCAGGGTTTGTAAAGCGTCGATCTCGGCAGCCAGGCCCTGCAACCGCTTCTGCTGCTCAGCATTGAGGCCCGTCAGCTTGCCGGACGCCAGTTCGAAACGAAGTTTGTCCGTCTCGGTGGCTTTCTTCTGCGCCTCGCCGCTGGTGTTGATCAGTGCGATCTGCCGCTGGTAATCCGTTGCGGCATCATCGCCGCGCTTCGCCAGCGCCTTCGCTTCTGATTCCGCAGCTTTCGAAGCCTGCAAAGCCTCGGCCGCGTATTTTTTCTGGGAATCGACTGCCGCTTCACTGGCATCCAGTGTTTTGGCTTTGGCGACCAGCAGGTCAGCCTCGCCCTGCTTTAGACCTGTTACCAGCCCGGCACCAATACGCGCGGCCAGTTTGTCAGCGTTGGTCTTCTTGCCGGAGAGCAGGATCTGCTCGTCCAGGCTTTTCGCGAGCTCCTTGAACGCCTTCGATTGCTCGACGGAAACCGGCGACTCGATGATGCCGTTCAGCACCTTGATCTGGTTGCCGTAGGCCTCGGTCTTTTGGCGGGCGGCGTCCAGTTCGGCCTGCGCTGATATCAGCGACTCATTCCACTCTCGCTGACGGGAGTCATCGGGGTGTTCACGCAGTAGTCGCTGATATAAGGCTACCGAACTTTCTGCATCGATCGCGAGAAGCTGGGCATCCATCAAATCTTTGTTGATATCCTGCAGTGCGCCGGCGGCCTGGTTCTTCGTGAACCCGTCGAACGACTGATTCAGCAGATCGACTTTTTGACCGAGTGACGTCGCGGTTTCCTCGGCATCGTCTCCGCTGATGGCGAAGTACGCCAGGGCGCTGGCGGCAAGCAGAGCAACCACGACCGGGCCACCGAGCAGCGCCATGGCAGCAGACGCACCACGCGCCGCAACGCCAACACTCACAAGACCAGCAGCAGTTGCGGGAGCAACGCCGGCCATACGAGCCAGGGCCAACTGATAGCGAACCGCTTCAACCTGAGCCATTGCGAACGCTGCGCCGCTGGCAACTGCGCCAGCCGCAAGGCGAGTGGCCAAAACTACCGCCAGCGCTGTCGCCGCTTGAGCGGTAAGACCCAGTGCGGTGCGTGCCGCCGGCGAGCCAAGCGCGGTGTTCACCGCCTCAATGGCAGAACGAGCACCGTCGAGACTACCCTCGCCAGTCAGCAGGCCGGCAATGGTGTTGCGCAACGCATCCAGCGAACCGCCGAATGTATCTCGAGCGGCGGCGGCCGCACCACCGTAGGATTCTTCGAGAGCCTTGAGGATGATGCCTTGGGCGCCGGCAATGTCGCCGGTCGACTCCATGGCTTCAGCGAGCTTCTTCTGATCTTCCGTGAATCTGAAGCCCTGCTTGCTGAGAGCGCCGAGCCCTTCCGTGGGCACATCCAGCGCTCGCCCGATCGTCTCAGCAGCCTGCACAACCGTCGTTCCGGTACGCGCCGCCATATCAGATGCGGACTTCAATGCCCGCGTGAACTGGTCGCCGACAATGCCGGTAAATGCGAGAAGCGCGGTCTGCGCCTGGTTGATGTCGCCGCCGGAAAAGGTGGTCGCCTTTTCCATGGCGTCGGCCATATCGTTCAGCTGATCACGGCTGAATCCCGCGGCCTCTCCGGTGGACTTGAGGACAGCAGCCAGTTGGGCCTGCTCTTTTTCTGCGTCGCGGGTCTCAGTGATGAAGGTGGAAAACACAGCGCCCGCTGAAAAGCCTGCCACCGCACCGGCAATAACCTCGCCGAGAGCTTCCCATGCCAGCGATGCGACGTTGGCCGATTCAGCGATCCCTTTGCCGGACTTGCGGGCAGACGCCTCGGCCTTATCGAGCGGACCAGTGAAACCACCGATGCGCGCGATTAGATCGAGCGTCAGCGTGCCCAGTGAATTGGCCATTTATAACTCCAAGTGACACCACCCGTTCGGGCTTACGAAAGGACTTCGCTCAACCCCAGGACTTCATCGCCTCTTCGAGAGTTACCGGGCGCTCTGATTCGTGCGGCATGAAGTCAACGACGGTGAAACCACCGCTCTTGGTATGGGTGTTTGCATAGAGGCTGGCCAGCATTGCCGTGCCATATTCGATCCTCATTCCGACGTTGAGCGAGCCGCGCTTGGCGCGGTACCGCGCCCAACTCCGGAACTCAGTGAGGCTTACGCGCTCTTGGGCTTCCGCAATCGTGGCGCCGATCGAGATCGCGATTTCGTGCCAGAGCTCGTCGGTGTCGGTGAGCTCTTCGTCTTTCCCATCTGCGTTACCTCGCCGATGGCAGAGAGCAACACTTTGGAAAGCTCACTGTTCAGCTCGCCGCGCGCCGGATCAGCCTCACCGGTGATGTCGCCCACGGTGAAAACCGGAACGCCAGCTTCGTCGCAGATGCACGCAGCAATTCGCCCAGCCGCCCCGTCCAGCTTGCCCAACGACGAAAGCACGTCGCTGACAGCAGACCGATACCCCAGCGGCCGAACGAAGACAGTTGCCTTCAGTTCGGTGCCGTTTTGGACCCAGACGATTTCTTTCTCAACGGGACGTCCGGTGAACGCCCCGTTCTCCATCAATGACTTGATACTCAGCTGCATATCGGCGCCTTAAACGTTCGTGGTTTTGCGAATCCAGGCGGAGCCGCCCGAACGCTGAATTGTTGCTGCCGTGGTAACCACGGTGTTCGCGGAGAAATCGAACGGGAAGTCGGAGACATAGCCGTCGAATACGTACCAGGTGCGAGTGTTGGGCAGAACGAAGTCGTCACTGTCGGCCACCTCAGCAGTGGCCGTCGCGCCAGAGCCGGCACCGCCAGTGAGCGCGATGGTCGGCGTAGAGGTGTAACCGGAGCCAGGATTGGTAATGTTGATGCCGGTCACCGCTCCACCGCTGATGGTCGCAGTTGCGGTAGCGCCGGTACCGCCACCACCAGTGATCGCCACGGTCGGAGCAGTTGTGTAGCCAGTGCCTCCAGCAGTCAGGCTGATTGCAGCCAGGGCGCCCGCAGCAGCGACGGTGGGAACGATACCGGTGCCGTCGGACCAACCAACAGCCCAGTGAATGTTTTCGATGCTGTCATCTTCAGACAGTTGATGAAGCCGTACGTGGGAGGTGTTGCGAGGATCTGCGTTCAGCGTCAACGATGCTTGGCCGGGAGTACGCAGCCCGCGCATGTAGGTCCGAACCTTCTCGCTGAGACAGGTGGTTTCGATCTGGTCGGCAGGGTTGCCACCTGGGGTGAAAGCGGTGGCGCATTCGATTTCGAGGACCTCGAAGACGGCCGGGTTTGCAACCGATGGCACGAGAGCAAAAATCTGGGTTCCTTGGGAAAGGATCGACATGGCGTTCTCCAAATGTCGGGCATAAAAAAACCCGCACAAGGCGGGCCGGGATTGGTGTTTTGCTATCTGGGTACAAGCCAGTCGATGTCGAAGCTCGACCGGTAGAGCTTTGTCGCACTGTCTTTCGTTTCCCCACCCCAGCGGGTGACATTGGCTTTCAGTTCAATCGCGCGAGTGATCGCCTGAGTCACAGACCTGGCATCACTTGCCGTGGTGGCATACACATCGACCTGAAGCGTGTAACCGTCGATGTCCGGTCTGCCCGACAGGTAATTGTCTGGCGAACCGGTCAGGAGTTGCCACACCGCGTATGGCTTGACTACGCCTTCGGGCGCCTCGCCGAACGGATAAAGACGCGTTGGTTGAATGCCGAGTACAGTGGTTACCGCCGCGTCGGCGGCACACACCGCGAAAATTGGCGCCGTATTCATCAGTTCAATCCTCGCGCTTTCTGCGCACGGCGAATCGCTCGGTCAATGGCTTTCTCATACTGACTCAAGAATTCGTCGGTCACTGCGCTGATGTTGTCGGCAAGGGCGGTACGCATGAACGGCTGAGCCCGGATTCTTTCCGTACCGAACTCCAGCAAACGCCAGTGCGGGGTTGGAGCATTTTCAGCCTTGTCCCCGCCGTCCTTCAGCACAGCGCCGTGCAGAACACCGATGCGAAATGCGAGGTCGCCGGTGGCCCTGAATCGGCGACCGTTCCAACGTACAGCGATGTTCTGTGCAATGGACCTGCCGGTTTCCTTGTCATCGAGGCGAGCAGCACCTTCACGGGCTTTGTCCGCAACGAGTTGCGCAGCCCGGCGGAGTGCCGAACGGCCACCTTTGCGCTTGACGTCATAGTTGACGGACTGGAGCTTGCCAATGAGCGAATCGATGCCAATCAAGCTGAACTCAATGCTTTCAGCCATCATTCACCCCCTTCGCCACCAGAATCGTGAGGTACTCAAGGCCCGATTCAGGATCAGGAAGCGGCGGGCCTTGGATATTGTAAACATCGCCCCGGTGAAGAATGCGCATCGTTGGCAGCACGCCGGCTCGATACCGAATGACCATGCGGGCCGATGCCTCGGACTGACCGGCCTGCGCCGCGATCAGGTCGCGCGCGCTGAGCGGTTCGACTGAGGCAGGAACCTTGTCCCACACCGTCGTCCAGCCCTTGATCTCTTCGCCGGTGACCGGGTCTTGGGTCAGGCCGGGCGCTTGGAAGGTGATGCGCTGTCGCAATCGGCCGGCTTGCATTAGACACCCAGCCGGATGCGATACGGCATCAGCAGAGACTTGGAGGCCAGCGGCAATTCTGTAGCAATGGTTCCGGTCACCACTTCTTCGCGGTTCGCAAACAGGTGACCCAGCTTCAGCAGACAGGCCGCCGTGATCGCTGCGTTCACCACAATGGCGTAGTCGTCCATATCGATAGACTCATAAGTGTCAGCGAGTGATTGCCTTGCCTGCTCGAGCAGTCGACAGCGGAATTCATGGTTATCGGGTAGATCGGCAACCGCTATCGCTGCGGCATAAACGTCGCGTGCGGCGCGGGTGCGTTGGACAGTTTCAGACTTTGCCGCATTCACAGCGGCCTGATCGACAAAGAACCGTCGCTGAAGGAACTGCTGGGCGGCCTCTTCGGCAGCATCGAGCTGAGCCTGCACCAGCACTTGATCTTCCGGCTCTGCCAGCAAATGCTTCATCGCTAGTTCAATGTCGATCACGCTCATGCTCAGTCAGCCTTTTTCTTTTCGGTGGTCTTCGACTTGGTACCAGGCTTGGGATCCGCAACCACACTGGTGGAGGTCATGGGTGTTGGTTCGGCTTCAGAGTCGGTCAGATCCACCGCCGCCGCATCCTTGCCATCGTCGAGTTCGGCATAGCCTTTCTGAAGCAACTGCCGCCCGTGCTGCTCCCCGGTCAAAAACGAGGTGCCTTCGACCAGAGTCTTGCCGCCGAGGTACAGCGGTTTGAGGGTCTTCAATTTCATTTCGGCCTCCGGAGGGCCGCCGCTCGGGCGGCCCTGCTACATCAAGGGGTTGGAGTGGCGAAAGTGCCGTAGATGAACGCTTCCGGACGCTTGACCGCCAGAGCCAGCCGCTCTTCGCAACGGATCGAGATCATGTTCTTCTCGAAGTCGTCAGCGTTCTCAGTGGAGATCACCACGTTGGCATCTTCGCGATCGAAGATCTGAGCGCCGGTCTGGAAGGCACCGGTGAGGAACTTGCCGAGGAACGCTGCCAGCTCAGTTGCAACAACTGGCAAACCCCACAGCGTAGGCCCGGCGAGGCTCAGCGGGTTACCGATGATGTAACGACCCAGGGTGTCCTTGGTCAGCTCGATCTTGGCCCAGTCAGTGAAGTGAAGAACGTGCCCACTGGCCGGCAGACGTGCCAGTTGAGACTGGAGCATGGCCAGGCGCAGCTGGTCGATCTGGGTCATTGCGTCAGGCTCGAAGGCAGCCGAGTAGGCTTGGGCCTGCGGCACGATACCGTGCAGGTGCACACCGGTGCCGTCACCGAACAGGATCTCCGACTCCTCAGCGTACTTCAGGCCGTAGCGCATTTCGGCGTCGATGGTCGACTGCAGTTGTGCAAAGTCGTCCAGTATCTGCTTCGACGCCTTGAACATATGCGCGATGGTGGTCACCGGCGTGATCTTGGTATCGAACTGGATATCGCTGTACGGCTTGGCGGTGTTTTCAGCAACCACACGGGCGGCGTTGGTGAAGCCGGTTTGCTGAACCCAGAAGATCGCCGGGGAGGTAGTACGGCCTGGCGCAATCAAGTCGCGGATGAACAGACGTTGCTTTGGCATCACGTCGATGCCTGGCAGGCGCTGAGGCTCAACTACGCCTTCGGCAACACCAGTGCTCAGCAGCGCAGCGTTAACCGGAACGCTGACGCGGCGGTTGCCTTGAATGCTTTTGGCAAACTCAGCGAGGGCTTCGCTTTTGATGACGGTACCGCCCAGCGTCTCGCGCTGAGAAGTAGCGGCCTGGGTAGGGATACGTGCGAACTCCTGCTCCAGCTCGCCGAGTTGGGCCTTCAGCTGCTTCTCAGCTTCGGTCAGGGTGTTGAACTTGAGAGCCATCTCGTCGACAGCGGCTTTGGTTTCAGCAGACAAAGTGCCTGCCTTTTTTGCTTCACCGAGCGCGGCTTCGGCTTTCGCGCTGAAATCACTGGAAGCCTTTTCGAGCTCGGCGCTCATTTTGGCAAGCAACTGGGCTTGGTCGGACATGGTTTCGTTTCCTTAATTGGTAGCGGCTGCCGAGAACCGAGCGAGCGCTCGTTCCAGTTCGGCGATTGGTTCGGCCAGATTGGCCAGGTTGTCGGCAGCGTCTTGCGTACCGTGCTCGGCAGCGCAAGGCGTGCCGGACTTGATTTCTTGAATGAGTGACCGTCGCTCGCTACGGGGCATGCCCTGCTTAGCTAGGATCAGGTCGAGCTTTCGGGCAGCGATCAGGCCAATTTGTGCCTTGGTGCCTTCTTTGATGGAGTCGGACTCGAGAAGAGAATCAGCGAAGCCTTGCTCAATGGCAGCAGAGCCGCCGATCCACGTTTCCGCATCCATCAGCTTTTGCATCGCCTTCAGATCGCTGCCAGTGCGGGCTGAATAGATATCGCCCATGGCAGCGTCGAAGGGCTCCATCATGTCCGCGACTTCACGGAATTGATGGCGATTGCCTGCGGCGATAGTCCAGCCGTTGTGGATCATCAGAAAGCCAGATCGCGCTACCTGCAGGTCATCAGCGGCCATAGCAATAATTGATGCTGCGGAGGCGGCAAGGCCGAGAACCTTCACCGTCACGTGCCCCTTGTACTCTCGAAGGATGTTGTAGATCGCCAACCCCTCGAACATGTCGCCACCAGGGGAATTCATGTTCACGGTGACATCAGCGCCGTTCATGTTGCGTAGGGCCGCTGAAATACGCTTGGCAGTAACGCCCTCCCCCGACCAAGGATCGAAGCCAATCGCGTCGAGCATGGATATGGTGTTCTTGGCATCCTCGTCAGCAGCCTGGATGGTTGAATTCCAGCGCTCCATTGCCTGGGGCATCAGATCGAAGGAAACGCCCGCGCACGGGCGACCCGCCGGCGCTGCCGGAAGGCTACGAATTGTCATGGGTCAGTCTCCAGAGCTGCCGGGGGATCGGCCTTTATCGGTTGGGTTGAGCCAGTCGGACAGCGCGGCCCGGACTCGCTCGCCGCTATCTGCTCCTTGTCCAAGCTGCTCAATGGGCAACAGGTTCGATTGCACGGTGTAAACGTCTCCGCCCGGAATGGGCGGCAGATTTTCAAGCCGCCGCACCTCGTTACGGCTCATCCAGCCATTTTGCAAACAGATGTTGTAGTAGCTCGCCCGCCCCTGGCTGTCGGCGCGTAGCAGACCCTCAACCGCGAATTCCGCAAAGTAGCGGTCATCACGTTCCAGCAGGCACCGTCCGATCTCCTGCTCAATGTTCTCCAGCAAGGGCCGCAGGCAGTTGGTCAGAAATTGCAGGTTCTGGCCCTCTACACTCGATGCCCAACTGCTCTGCTTGTCCATATGGCCGACCATGAACGGAGGCACCCGGAACCAACGACAAACCTCTTCGATGCCGTAGGCTCTGGATTCCAGCATCTGCGCGGCTTCAGGGTTCATGGTGATGCCCTGGTACTTCAGACCGGCTTCAGCCACCATGATTTTGCCGGCATTCTTCGAACCCATGAACGCCTGAAGGCTCGATCGAAGCTGCTCTCGCTGTTCCGGCTTTAAAGCGGTGTCACTGCTCAATATTCCGGAAGCCTGCATGCCCTGGGCAAACACCTTGGCCGCCGCTTCCTCGGCGGAAATTGCCGCGCCCATGATCTCTTTGCCAGTTGATACCGGCAGCATTCCGCAAACCCCATCCAGACCGAAGCCTCGGATGTGCATAAGATCATCCTCACGGATCACCCGGGGCTTGCCGTCAAGGTTGTACTTGTATTCGAGCCTGCCTGAGTCAAGACGTTTGACGGTCATTAGCTGCGGGAGCAAAGGGTTGAGCGCAACGATTCGTGTGCCAACACGCTTTTTTTCCACGAATGCATTGCCGCGCAAGCAGATACTTGCCACAACCATGAGCATGAAGCGGCCCGGCGTCATTTCAGCGTTCGGGCGTTTTGTGAGGATGTCATAGAGCGGGTGATTCGTGGCTGCGACACGCTCACCATTCGCCCCACGTTCGTACAGCCTCAGCGGAAGCGTCGATACGGTCTCTGACAGCAAGCGGACACAGGACCAGACCGCTGACAACTGGAGGGCCTTGTCGACAGTCACTACCTGGCCACTGGCGGACGTGCCAAACCACTCCTGCCAAAACGCTTTGTCGTTGAGACCGACTGGCACGCCAAGCCAATTTTGTAAGGCAGATCTGACCCGCCCAGGCTTCTTTTCGCGCGCCATTAGATTCCTACCATGATTGGGTTTTCGTAGAAGCCGCTTGTATCAGGGACGCTGACGCTCGCCAGTACCCGCCCTATGGACATGATCAGAGCCACGGCGCCGTCAATCTTGTTGTCGTCTCCCTGCTTGATTGGCCGCACGACATCGTCATTGCCGGGCATGTTTTTGCCGATCACGTTTGCGATGCACCAGGTCATGATCGGATGCCCATCGTGATGGAAGCGGCCGGCAGTGATCGCGGCCTCTAGTTCCTTCATGGGATCGGACATGTTGGTGTAGTTCTGCGTGATCGTGATCGGGTTGAAGCCTTCATCGTCGAGGTCGTGGCTTAGGCCGGTTGCACCGTGTGGGTCAATCGGGCACTCGCGCACCGGCGCTTGATGATTGGCTTCCTTGGTGTCTTCGAAGATTTCGCGGTAATCGATCTCGGCGCCGTCGGTGATTTCCAAATGCTTGGAGTTGATCCAGGCTTGGAACCGTTCGGACATTCGCTTGTTGTCGCTGTCGTACGCGGTGTCATAGGGAACCCAGAACTTCGGTGCGACACTGTAGTAGTGGATCTTCCCGTCAATCACTCGCCAGAACAGGCGAGCGCGTGAGTTCATGTCCAGCTTGCGGGCCAAGTCGAAGCCCGCAATCCACTCCTGCCCCTCGAACTGCTCGAGCGTGAGCGTGGCGTCTTCGCACGATTTCCAGTCCTCCATGTTGAAGAAGCCGGATTTAGCGCTAACCCAGAGGTTCAGGTGCTTCGTTTTAAAGGTGTTCGCAAACCGCGCCGAGCGTATGGCCCTGGCCTGCTGACTCTCGAGGTATTCCTGAAATACCGAGACGCCATGGTTGGGGTTGGCCTTGACCAGCATTTTCGGATCGGTCCAGTCGTCGCCCTCGTCGAGGGTCCAGATCCAGCCGAACAACTCTTCATCAGGCACGGTACCGGCCAGCATCTCTATAACCTGGCGGCGCTTGTCGTAGCAGGGTCCTTCGATATCGGCGCCGGCGGTGGTGATGATGAACATCAGCGGCTGTCGTCGAGCGCCCATACCAGTGAGCATGGTGTCGTACTGGGCTGACGTTGGGTGTTCGTGGTATTCATCAACGATGGCGCAGCTGGGTGAAGCCCCGTCGCCCGGGTTGCCAATCAGTGGCTCGAAGCGGCTGAAGTCGGACGGGATGTTCATGTTCGAGGCGTTAACCTCAATGCCAGCCGCCTGAATAAGCATTGGAGACTTGCTGACCATCAGCTTCGCAGGCCGAAAAACTTCCCACGCCTGCTTCTCGGTGGTTGCACCGGCATACACTTCGGCACCGAACTCGCCGTCGGCGACGAACATGCTTATGCCGACGCCGCCCGCAACCACGGACTTGCCATTCTTGCGCGGCACCTCCCAGTAGCTTTCGCGGAACCGGCGGTGGCCACCCTTCTTCTTGACCCAGCCGAACGTCACTGCCAGGCCGAATAATTGCCATGGTTCAAGTGTGATTAGCTGACGCTTGAACGCCCACTCGCCTTTTGTGTGCGGCAGCAACTGCATCAGCTTGAGCTTTTTCTCAGCCTTGGCCGGATCGAATTTGAAGCGAAAACCGCGTTTACGGCTGGAGGCGAGGTCATCGAAGTGACGCTGCACCGCCTGGTGGATGTAGCGGCATGCCGGGACCTTCCCGCGGAGCAATGACCGACCCCACGCCGTCGCCTTGTCGACGTTGGGGTGGGCAGATTTGGTCATCAGCTACTCAGTAGTTTGGCGAATTCGTTGGTCTCTTTCTCCTTGTTGCCGCCGATCAGCCGTGTGCGGCTGGCAGGATCCAGGCCGAGCATCGAACCGAAGGTCACCATCTGGCGCATCGTTTCGTTCGCGGCGGTCAACGCGGGGTTCTTCATCGGCCCGCCGGTGGCGCCGGCGACAACGATGCCGTGCTGCTGGATCGATTCCTGCGCGAGCCGCCAGTTGTCATAGGCACTACAGAAGGCCTCGACGTTGTGCAGGTCAGTGATAGCTACCACGTTCTCCCGCAGCAGTTCGGGAACAATCATGTTCCACATGGTGGCGGCTCGAGCGCTGAGCCACTCCGGCGGATCGATCTGAGTGATTTTGGAAAACTGTGGCTCAGCTGTATTCAGCGCGCGCTTGCCGGGGTTTCCGGCGAGTGCTTTCTTGGCCGTTGGCTTGGGTTTGCGACCACGGCCGGCGACCGTGGCGGTGCCTCCCATCGCGCAACTCCTGAATTTTTAATTTCGCGGGTGTAAGAAAACGATTGAGGGCGCGGTCTAGAAAAAATATGCCCCAGACTTTCGACCCTCCCCCTCCCCTTGAGCGCGAATCGCTCTCATTTGGTCGAATTTCACTGTTTTCCCGGGGTTTTTCTGTTTTCAGCGCCGCGCATTGCCGAATCCGCCGTCCTCGGCGGCCGTTTTGGCTGAATGGCACGGACCGCACAGGCTTTGCCAGTTGGTCTTGTCCCAGAACAGGGCCATGTCGTTCTTGTGCGGGATGATGTGGTCGACATCGGTGGCCACAACCACCAGTCCTCTGGCTGAGCAGTGCCGACACAGCGGGTACTTGGCTAGCCAGCCTGCCCTCGCCTGCTGCCACTTGTAGTTGTAGTGCCGCTTCGTACTGCTCTCCCGCGGCTTGGCCCTGGCCGCGCTCTTCAATAGGTGAGAGTGAGCATCACAGTAACGAGGGTTGCGGGTCAGCACGTTGCAGCCCTGGGCGTTGCATGGCTTCTGCGGCCTCAGCGGCATGGCGTGCCATCCATATAAGTGAGTGGCTGAGCATCAGGATCTTCTGGCTCATCCTCGCCCATCGCCTGGATCAACAGGTCCAGTCGATCCGCTACCTCGCTCATCGACTGGGCTGTGCTCTCTTGGGCGATCACCAGTCTTTCCAGCAATGAGATCAATGGATCGTTCATACGCCACCTTGCTCCACTTCTTGATCCACTCGCGCCGGGCGGCGCACCCACTGCACGGCATCACTCAGCACGCCGAGGCAACTTGAAGTCGGCGAATCGATCAGCCAGGTCGGCGATCTTCTTCACGCCGAGGAAGCCGATGAACACACCGGCAGCAGTAGCGAGGTTCTGAGGAAGACCGAAGTACTCCAGCAGCGGGATCAGGCCAATGGTGATCAGTGTGCAGAGCGAGGCTTCGAGCAGCGCCTGCCGCCGTGTTCCGCCGCCATAGATAATTCGCAAACCAGCCACAACGAATGACAGCGCGCCCGCATAGATCGTCGGCGCGTGCTGACTCAGCCACGCGAGAACGAGCAGCCAGGTGTCTGGTTTGTCGGGCATGTTTGGCATCTCGGCATCCTCCCTTTCGGGGAGCGAATAGATCCGGCTCCAGCAGCACTCCCAGCTCGGAGCAATGGGTGTGGTGGAGCCAAAGACGAAAAAGCCCCGGCGAATGCCGAGGCTTAAATAGGTGAATGCGCGCACCTCTCAGATCGTGTGATCCGAGTTGGGCAGATTTACTTAGCCAGTAGGGAGTCAAGCAAATCGTGCCCTGCCCAGGTCAACTGGACAAGCCCGTGACTGCGCAACAGATAACCGTCATTCGCCAAAAGGTCGAAGTGATAGTCAACCAACTGTTGATCCTGTGAAGAAGCTTCCTTGACGTAAATATTCGCCGCCGCTTCCCGTACCCCATCGATTACCGCGAATGCCTGCACGTGAGTGAGGATCAGCCTCGCCAGTTGAATGTCCCGTCTCATGTAGTGCCTTCCTATTCGATCAAAAAAGATGAAGCTCGAGGATATCTCTCAGCTACGCAAATAAAAAAGTCCGACTCAATGGCCGGGCTTTCGACTAGCGTCACATCGCTGAACGCTTGCTATTACGGAAGAACAGATAGATCAGCCCAACGGGGGCGATGAAGATCGCGAAAGCCCAGCACATCGTGATCGTGAAATATTTCACGATCACGAACGTGACGGCGTTCCAATAAAACTGATTGTTCCCAACAATGTAGTTAACCACGCTCTCGTAGACGAACCTTGCGTATGGATACAGCACGGTGTTGATCAGCACGAAGGCGATGAAACCATAATTTGGCTGGTGGTTACCGCTGACTGAAACAGTGATTAGCAATGCCGCGATAACCGCACCGAACAAAAAATGCCGCAGATACACCGGACCGCTCAACCCGCCAAATGTTTTCGCAAATAATGACCGCATGAGATTCCCTTCTAATCGATGATGACAATGCCATCATATAGACATCATCCAAATCTCAAAAGACTGCGGGCCAACAAAAAGCCCCAACAAGTCGTCGGGGCTTTTTGAATGGGTGTCGCGCTTGAAAAGCTGAACACGGTGCCATGAAAACAGGTGTTTATCCGCGTGGAAAGACTTTTTAAGCAGCCTCGCGAATCCCCTCCAGCGCACAGTCCACCCAGGCCACACCGGCCTTGATAATCTCCCGCGCCTTTGCCTCGCCGATACCCGCGGCTCTCGCAATTCGGAGAGCGGGCCACTTGGCACCGAAGTAGAGCCAGATGAAGTCGCCCATCTGCACATCCCGGCTGATCAGTCGGGCAACAGCGCCGTCGATCACCAACGCCAGTTCATCGGTCAAGCTGTATTCCTTCACGCCACCTACACACGGCGTATTGTCTCGCATCAACGTGTAGAGCGGCGACACGTAGCTCGGTACGCCCATCCCGTCCATGCGCCAGAACCCCCACTGCTCCAGAAGCCACTCGGTATCGCCCAAGGCTTTGCCTACATAAGTGCGTTTCTTCATGCCGCCTTCCTCGGATCCGGATCACTCAGGCCAAACAGGTCGCGAAGCAACCGATCGGCAGGTTTGTTTTTCGCGTTGCCATCAATTAACCAGCGCTGACCGAAGTCGTGGAAGCCGATCTGTGCGCGGCTGCCGTGCCAACTGGCAACCATGTCGAGCAGGTAAGCCAGCGCGTTCGGCCCACCAACTTTGACCTTGGCCAACTCCTCACCCGCGATCTTCAGAAAGCGCCGCTCCAGGTCACTCATGCTTTTGCGCGGCAATGCCGCTGTCACGTTACTCATTGCCGTCTCCTGGCTGCTGGTTTTGGGTGCTCTCGGTGTCGCGGTTGTCTAAAAACTTCCTCCTCGGAAGTGGATACTTATTTGCGCTGAAACCCTCGCCGCACGCGGCATCTACGGGTTTATCCTCGCCTTCGTGTCTCGCGAATGTCTCGCTATGCAAAGCCTCAAACCCCCGTTGATCGAGCCAGTTGTGCCAGGTCTCCAGAGCCTGCCGTTTGAGTTGTTCGGCGGCCGTATGGATGTAGGCCTGGTCCAGATCCTTCATCGCGTGGTTCAGCAGCAGCTCACCGACCATGTAGTCGACGCCTAGGTCCGCCCACGCCGTTCGGGCCACCTTACGCAGGTCGTGGCTCGACCATTCGCCATGGGCCAAGTGACTGAAGATCGTGCTCGCCTTCGTGGCGCTGAGCGCACGCCCGGAGCTGCCCGGGAACAGGAACTGCCCGGTGTAGCCGTTCTCCTGCTGCACGCGCCGATACCGTTCAATCAGCGCCTTGGCCTGGTCGGTCAGCGGCAGGGTGTGCGCAGCCTTGGTCTTCGTGTCCGCCGCCGGGATGAACCACTTGCCGGTCGCAGTGTTGACGTTTTTCCAGCGGGCCAGGCGGGTCTCACCAAGACGCGTGCCGTGGCAGAGCATCAAGCCAGCGAGCGCGCAGCCCACCGGTAGTCCGTCAAAGCGATCCGCCAGCACCTGCAGCAGGCCCGGCACGTCGTCGCTGTGCAGTCGCGCGGCTTTCGCTTTGATTTTGGTCCTCACGAAGTCGGTGAACTCCAGGCCGGCCAGCGGGTTCACCGCCAGCAGATCGAGGCGATACGCCTGGCGGACAGCCACGCCAAGCACGCCCCAGACCGAACGAACGAACGACAGGGCGTACCGTTCTTGCATCGGCATCAGCAGCAGACGGTCAATGGCCGGCCTGTCCAACTCAGCGAGCGCCAGTTGCCCCAGTCGCGGGTTCAGGTGCCGCTTCAATGCCGACTTGGCGCTGGCCTTGCGCTTCCCAGACAGTGAGCGGTCCCGGGTCATGCGGTCCTCATACCAGGTGAGCAGCTCGCCCATCGTTGACCAGTTGGTGGCCGTGGACTTGGCCACCGGGTCGGCGGACCGGCGCGTAAGGATGGCCGGCAACGTGGCCAGCATCGCCTTGACGTTGATTCCTGGGTAATCACCAGCCTTGCCCCACTTACCAGCGATGACGACATGCCAAGCGCCTCGGGTTCGGTCCACGGTGGAATACCGGAAACGCAATTGGCGGTACCGGGGATCACGTAGCTGGCGAACTTCGCTGTTCTGGTGCCGGCGGATCTCGGCGTCACTCAGGGCGACTGCGATGGTTTTCGGGGTGATCGTCATGACTGCGCCTTCCCCCGGTACTGGCTGGCAAAGGAGCGGCCCATTTCGACTTCCTCGTTACTCGGCTCACGATTGCCCGCGAAGTTGACGAAGCGAGCGTACTGGCCCTGCTGCTGTACCAGACAAGAGCCAACTGGCGCGTGCCTGCACTTGGGCATGATCAGCTCCGTGACGCCGTTCTGGCCCTCCTCCGAGTCGTTGTCGCGGTGAACAAGGATGATGCAATGGGCATCCGCCTCGATCTGGCCGGAGTCGCGCAAGTCAGAAGCGATCGGCTTCTTGCCCGGGCGCTTCGTCGAGTCGCGGTTGAGCTGCGCCAGAAGGATCACCGGCACCTCCAGCTCCTTGGCGATGTTGACGATTCCGGTGGAGATCTTCCCGAGTTCGGCGGTTCGGTTGAACGCCTTACCGTCGGAGCCGATCAGACCGATGTAGTCGATAACCACCACATCCAAACCGTGCTTGCGCTTCACCTGCCGGCAAATGCTGCGGATGCGCGCCACAGTCAGGCCAGATTTATCGCTGATGTAGAGCGGCGCATCCATGATCCTGTTGACTGCGGAGGTCAGGCGCGGCCAGTCATCAT